GATTTAAGTCGAAATTCGTTTTAATTTTGCCCAATTCGCGATGACCCGAAGGCCGATAAAGGCTTTCTCGAATTTTAAGGGATTCTTCTTAGGGCTTATCGTTCTGGAATATTAGAGGAAATATTAGTAGGATTAGTATTGCGAATAGACCGAGAAAGAAGTCTTCGACTCCTCCCGAGAATAGTATGGCAGGAGACATTATAATTACATAGACCCACCATACCGCTGTTAAAATCTCTTTCAACTTACTGAGACCCCGCTGAGATTTGGTACTCTTGAGTATTCTAGGATGGGTTCGTACTTAAGAATAGTATTTTTTCGTTTATTTTCTACTATTTCGGTCTCTACGCACCCGCTGCGCTGTAACAGATGAATAAAAGCGAGCACATCTCCACACTCTTCAGCTAGGTTATGTCTCGCTTCGGGGGTATCGTACTTTATTACTTTAGCACAGGCTTGTACTACTTCGCCACACTCTTCCATCGTTTTAATAAATACGTTATTTATATCTCTCAAAGAATTTCCTTAATTGCGGTTTCGAGTTTCTTTAGTGTGGCTTTGGGGGCTTTTTCTAGTCCAAATAGGCTTTCTACTTCAAGCTCTAAATCTTCAGCAATAGCTGAAACAATCTCTACTTTTGTGACAGGTACTTCACCTGTCTTTGTTTTGTAGATTTCACGTCTATACACTCCTTCCCTGGAGAGCTTTCCGATTATGGACTTAATACTTTTACTTAGTTCTTTAGCTAGGCTCTCTACAGTTTGTCGTGTAGGAGTTTCTTGATATGCTTCGACTATATACTTAGTCTGTTCCTCATTGTAGTTCATCCAGTTTACCTTTCATGAATTTGTTAATAGTTTCCATAAACTGTCGAATTTCTGTCAAAGGGTCTTCTTCTGTTTTATTGGCAGTTATTTCGTCAGCTGGTGGGGCTTGTTCAAGTGCTATAGAGATTTCTCCCGTGTCTCCATCACAGTTAGCTATAGCATTGGTACAGTACTCTAACATACCCGTTGGTATATTTTCAGTTCCAATAGCCGCCGCATACTGCATTACAAGGTCATCATACCTAACTTGTAGCTCCACACACGATCTTTCTATATCTCTAGCTGTTATGTAGAGGTTCGTTAAGCTATCAAATTTTTCAGTGAGATCATTTTGTAAATTAATTATTTCGTTCGCAATGTTCTCTATTTTCCTCTCTACTGGAAACTTTACTACGTTGCTCATCTACTTCTCCTTCTAATATCTCTTTTACCCACATTGGTCTAAATGTCCTATCTGGGTCTCTAGTCAATAAGGGACAATGTCGAAAAACTTTATTTCCGCCATTAAATGGAGGTGTAGGCACGAAAGGCTTCTCTCTTTTAGACATAAAATTTCTCCCTTAAATTTTTAATCCTGTGTATTATCTCACGAAACAACACTAATGTCAAGAATTATTTTCGGTTACCCACAAAAAAACCACCACTCGACTGCTCAAGTGGTGGTTCTTGGTTCTTCGCTTTACTTGCAAGTGGCAAGAAGGCGGGAAGTCCCAAAAGGCCTAGCTCTTCTCTGAGTCGAGCCCGTACTCCCTACTTCAATTCAATTAGGTAGAGTAGGCTACCTTTCCGATAAAGTCCTCGTCCTAGCAGTAGGATATGTGAGGCACTCATCGGATTATTCAGGCTTCGGCGGGGCATTGTACTTTTACCGAAATCTTTACTGCCTTATCATTTGCATCAGCGTTCCTTGGGGAACGTGTCTCCCAAGTGCGGACTGTCCCTGGCTTCCTGAATTCCTTCCTTTTTCATTGGGGTCGATTGATTAACGAGAGGTCGACCAACTCTCGAACACTTAGGATACTGCTTGGAGCAGGGTCTCTAAGTCGCCGTATCCAGCTTTGTTAAGGCTGACAAACTCGACACCAAGCTTTGCTTCGATGTCAGACACCAAGTCAGCTTTTCTAACTTGAGGCGGGCGTTTGGTTGGCTTAGGCTGTGCGATGTAGACACCCAGAGCCGAGAGCTTAGCGATAACACTTCGCTCAGTTTTGCCGTGTTCTGCTGCAAGCTGGTTTACAGTCTCGCGAGTCGGCGTTTCCGTGTAAGAGGCAATCATAGTGTCGATTACGTCTTGAGGATAGTTACTTGATTTAACTGCTGTTAGTGTAGCCATAATACTATTTTTCTCCCAAAAAATTTGTTTGTTGTCTCATTTCTTAAAATCTATTATACTAGTATTTAGAAGAAATGTCAATATCTTTTTTCCATTTTGCTAGTAAAATTTTTTCCATTTGCCTAGCTTCTACTTCCCAAGGGGCGTCCCAGTAATCCACACGTCGGTACTTTTTACCTTTGAACTCGTCTACGCGACTTCCCATTACAAGCCCATCGAAAGCAAACTGCTTTACATGGGTCATTTCGTGAAACACGCTTTTTACAATTCGCTTGTCATTATACCTACTATTTAAGCGTATTTCATAGCCTGTTTCGTGCATCCAAGAGTCTCCATAGTACTCGCCTTTGAACTTAGTTAGTACAATTTTCAAAGGGTAGACCTTAAGTTCTTGGCTGAGACCATACTCGTCTACAGCAAAGCAAACTGCTTCAAAGACCATATTGGATCTTTTAGATGTCCAGTTACCTTTCTTGACTTTTATATTATACATCTTCCCCCTTTTTTAACCTTAGAATGAGCCATTCAATATCTTTCATAGGCTCTTCCATAACCATGAGGGCGGCAATAGCTTCGTCCGAGGACATGCCATCATGCATCATACCACCATGCATTATGAGTAATTCAAATTGATTTTCTGTCATTGCGATACTCCACTTCATTCTGCATAGCAGTTTTTATTGCTGGCTTGATATTTCGCACATTTTCCAATACTGCATCTATGTGTGAATCACTCATATCACTCAATTTTTTATAAGTTAAAGGTTGGTCACCTTGAGGCCCGTAAGTACCCCAAACACATTCTTCACGCACTAATTCATGCGGGTGTTTAGTGGTAACTGTTAAATGCTCTTCGTCACCATGGGCACTAGAACGAACATAGTCTAGTCCACCATCAATCATATACTCGTTACCATTTGCATCTGTATAAGTAACATAGTCATGCCTATGACGGCTATGAATAATCGTACCATCCGGCGTCCTTAGGGCATTAGAAATTATATTTTCTGTCATATTTGTTCTTCATTTTTAATATGCGAGTATTATACAAGCATTTGCATCCGTTGTCAAATGTTTTTGCCCCCATTCGTGCAAAAAACGCAAGGGAATTCCGGGGGGCCGCGCGCGGGGTCGGAATGTCAAGTAATTTTCGCACATTTGCCCCAATTTTCTCGAATTATCGTCCCCGCTGCGGAGACTTCCCTAATTATAATAAATTTGCAGCATTCGTGCAAAAAAGACTTGACACGCGACCCCGTTGCGGGTATAATGGCGCGGGGCAGTTACTTAAAATCGTCGTCGTACTACTACTGGCGCAGGAGACCTCCGCTTTTTGAGTTAATTTGCACCAAACCCGCAAAAACTTCTTGACATTCTTAGCTTTTGCACTTATACTGGCGCAGGAGACTTGTCTAACTTAATTTAATTGCACCAAAGGTGAAAAAAAGACTTGACAAAGTTCGCTTTTGCACGTAAAATGGCGCGAGCAACACCAAATGCATCATCGTCGCACTACTACTGGCGCCCCCGCGCCAAAATCCCCGAAAAGTCAAGGGAAATCAGCGCGAATGTTTCACGTGGAACCTTTTCCTAAAAATGCCAGTTTATAAAGTAGAGTATCGCGGTAGTCCATATTGCAATATCTGTTATAAGCGAATATGCAAAGTAACAGATAGCGACGGTTTTGGCGAGTTTCATTTTTTTCATAATGCGTATCCTATTTCTTCAGGATTTTCTAGTGGAGTCGGACAACCGTGTATTCCGGTTTTCCTTTTCCATTGGACAGTATCCAATCCGATTTTTTGGCAGGCTTTACGCTGCGCGTTAGCAAATTTTGCTTTTGCCATTTTTTCGGGCATATTGAAAAATTCGGAATGGCCGCCAACCGGCTTTTGGCCTTTAGCTTTTAAATCGCGGAATAATCCAGCGAGGCGAAATGGCTTATTTCCTTTGTGGAAAAATTGTTCGCTCGATAATGTTTCATCGAACGTGCCAGTGGTTAAGCCGATAATCTCAGCGCGAAGCGAACCTTCGGGAATCGCTAACGATTCTTCTATGCCTCGCAGAGTCTCGATGATGCGAGATTCTACGCCATTGAAACCGCCAGCGCGACAGTATTTAGCGAAGCCGTTTTTTATAACGCACATTCCTGAAAATGCTGGAACGTGTTTGCCTAACCCATGCAAACGCCAGAGATAGTTAAATCCGAAATCATCAAAGGGCGAGCCGTCGATAGAATTGGGGGACATTTTAGAGTTTAAAGTTTCCATTATTTGATCTCCTCGATCAGTGTTTTTAATAGTGTTTTGATGCCGTCTTTCTTATTGTTGTAGTCTATCACGTGCCATTCGTGATTGACAACCTTTTCTTTCAATATCGTCATGCGGTCATAATGTGAGAGCGCATTCGCATCATTTTCTGAAAATTTCCAATAAGTTAATGGCGATGTTTTTCTTTCCTGAATTCTCTCTTTTTGTTCAGGCTCGGAAATCGAAAGCCAGAATTTAATGAACCTGGTATCGTGGTGCGTTACCTTTTCCCAATAGTCATATCTATCTAGAAAAAATTCGTATTGTTTATCAGTGCACCAGTGATTGATTCGTTGCACCATTGCGCGCGAATACCAAGAGCGATCATAAAAAACAATTTGCCCCCATTGCGAACCGGCAGGCATTTTGTTGTCCCAATAGCCGAACCAGTCATCCATTGCGGAGCGCGATGGTTTAGTTGATGGGACAATCGAATACCATGCAGGATTCAGATATTCGGTTATCGTGCGAATCGTGCGAGATTTTCCGGCGGTGTCGCGACCTTCCAGAACGACCGCAATCTTGCGGGTATTCTCTTGCGCGAGCTTATTAAGTGTAGCCTGTAGTTCTTTCATAATTCCCCCAAAGAAAAGTTGTTAATTGGTTCAGGGTCAAACGCGCGGATTGATTCCGATTCCATCATATCGCGCACCTTTTTGTTATCGTCGAACATATAAGCATGAACGCGCATTCTCGCCATCGACCAGTTCATTCTACGCGCTAACGAATAGAGAAAACGACGTTTCAAAATATCATCAGGCGAATTATCACCTTCTTTTCGCGAATAGATATAGTCATATCCTAATCCATGTTCGCGCAGAAATTGGATATCAGTATCGCCAATAACGCGAGCGGTCATGATAACAATCGAATGACGATTTCTATCTATTGCTTTCCATTGGCTAGCAAGCGGAAGCAAAGTATCTGCCATTATTTTTTCTGGCGTGTTGTTCGCTATCCAGTTGTCCAGATCGAGCGAACCATCAGCGAGAGTATTTTGTCGATGTGATGAGTCGATCATCGTACCATCGAGATCAAATAAGAAAAGCATATAAGTATCCTAGCATTCCAATCGAGTTAAGTAATATTAAATTTAGCAAGCGGTGATGGATCGCTTGGAACGTGAGCATTGCCAGCCCCGCGATTGCTAAAAGTTTCCCAATGTCGCTATCGATTACGAATGGGGCGAGGCACATTAGTGCCGCGCCAACCCACGCGCAAACGATAATAGCCCGCTCGTGAGCATCCATTATCGGATGCTCGACAAAAGCATGAGCAGAGAAGCCATCGAGGCATTCTCTAAGCCGTCGAGAGAATCGCTATGCAGCGCCTTCTCGATAGCTTGCACCATCTCGACCTTGGTGGTACGAGTGGAAGAAACCGCGACGGGCTTCTGGTATAAACCCAGAAGAACCGCTTTGGAAATGACAGAGCGAACGGGGAGTCCGAACTCTGCCGCGAGATCATCAGCGACGGAGCGCGTGATGGGTGAGGACTCATTTAGGCGAGCGACCATTTTAGTAGTATAGTTTGACATAAGTTTTCCTAGTCAGTTAATGAATTAATATAAGCGTATTGTATCAGATCAAAATGAAGAAGTAATGTAAGAATAGTGGAGATTTCATGGAGATTTTTCGCTTTCTTTCGTTGCTTCTTCGATTAATATGTGCATAGTATCTCATAAAATCGCGCAGAAGTCAAGCATTATTTCGCCGCTTTTTAGAATCATTTGTTATATGAGGGGGGCGGTTAATAGACTTTAGTTATAAGGGCGCGGCGGGGCTCCCCTTCACGTACAACTTTGGGAAATTTCGAAACACCTTCAAAAATTTTTCTTGACTTCCAATCTCTTTTCGAGTATAATTTTTTTCATGGCTTATGGACTTTCAATACTTAATGAAGATGGAGACGCTGAAATATTCGGGAATTCTACTCCGAATACTCATTTTTTGGCGGGAGGGCAAGCCACGCTAACAACGGTAGATCCTACTGTAGAAGTCACAGTAGAAGGAATGACTGCAAGTAACCACGCTATTATAGGACTGTCGGTAAATTCTCAAAACTACACGGCGTTTACAGTAACGAGAGGGGCTGGAAAATTCACAGTAACAAATACAGGCAGCGGAACTATTACTGTATTTCACGCAGCATTCAGGTATAAATAATGGCGTATGGATTTTCAGCAACAGGAGACAATAGTTCCTATCTTTTAGATTCTACAAAAGAGAATACCGTACATTTTTCTATACATACTAAAGGATCTGTATCTGCAGGACAAAGTGTTAGTAAAGGGCACTCAGATTTAATGTTTGCAAAACCTAGTAGTACTTCAAGTACTGCGAATTCAAGAGTAACTTTTGATGCTGTTTCTAATGGAGGTCAGGTAACTTTTTATAAAGGCGTTGATTACATAATACTTAAAAAAGACAACCTTTTTACTAGTATTACTGATACTTATGGTCTTCAACTTACAAATTCGTCTGGCACTGTTACTTTTGATAGTAGAGCTGGTACAGGAGAGGGCCTAAAATTCAAACAGGTTACACAGAGAGCAACACTAGGAGGTGCTCCACAGCCTGGTGATCCTGCAGGAGAGTACGGTGGAAGTAATAACGTCCCTATTACATCAGGACTTAATCACTTTACAAATTTGAGTGCGAGTACAGTAGTATACTCGGGAAGCCTTACAAATATTTATGTACTTGCAGCAGGTGGATACTACCAAGATGGTACGAGTTCAGGACAGCCCTACTTTACCAGTCTGGGAAGCATGTATTGGCATACCGGTAGTAGTCCAGGAATTTATTTAGATAGTTATATTTATCTTAGTATTGCTGACCCGTCTGGCGTAACAGGGTACTCAAATTGGGCAGATATTATAGTAGCAGAACTAATAGAATGAGAGGAAAATAATATGACAGTTTATTCAACAGCATTAGTCAATTCAAATGGAGAAGTTTTTCATTTTTACCACCCCTCCGCAACTTTAGAGTCCGAAGGGGATTTTAAGATGGGCGACAGAACCGTAACAAGAATACACATTACGGAAGAAATATCCGATGTAAATCTTTGGATACGAACTCACTACTGGAAAGACGGAGCTTGGAAAACTCGAGAAGATAAGACATCCGATTACTATACTTGGAAAGACGAAGCCTGGGCTTTTGATTCCAATGCATTTATGAAAGCACTTAGAGATAAGAGAATCATCAAACTTAGCTTATCAGATTGGACACAAATAGCGGACAACCAGTTGTCGGACTCTAAGAAAGCAGAATGGGTAACTTATAGACAAGCTTTAAGAGATGTACCTGCAAATAACTCCAGTGTTACAGATATGGACTCAGTAAACTGGCCCACAGAACCATCATAGAAAAATAATTCTTGACATTTAAACCCTTTTTAAGTATAATTTCCGCATGGCTAAAGAAGTAACAACAATTTCTCCGGAAGGAATGGAAGTAGCAAACTCGTACCTTACTCTTGGTAATATACGGGGGGTCTGCCAGGAACTGATGGTTGATGAAAAGAAGGTTGTTGATATACTAAATCGACGAGAAGTCAAAAAGTATATTGATACTGTTTACCTCGATACGGGGTATAGAAACAAGAATAATATTGGGTCTTTATTAGACGAGATGATACAATCAAAGCTGGACGAAGCTCAAGAGAGCGGCGTGTATTCCAGCAAGGACTTAGCAGACTTACTACAGATGGCCCATAAAATGCGAATGGATGAAATGAAAGCTCAAGCAGAGTTTGACAAAGCATCCGCCTCCGGAATAAAAAATCAAACAAATGTTCAGATTAACGAAGGAGTACCATTTGGTCAAGGTAATTACGGCAAGTTAATGGACAAGTTATTAAATGGATCAGAATGACCTAAACCTAAGTAAACTGAATCAACTAAACACTAAATTCTTAACCCACGAAACTCAATGTGAGGAGCGGTGGAAAACAATTTTTGTACGTCTAGAAATACTAGAGAGAAAAATGGACAAACTATATACAATGTCCTTAGCTGCAACGGGAACAGTAGTAGTGTTTCTAGGGGGGATAATCCTTACGCTGCTTAGCGGCTAATGATCGGAGAGGTGGCGGCCGTAATAAGCGCATTGAAGGTTCTGAATGAAGGTATTCAGGCTGTGCGTGAAGCTGGAAACAACGCCTCGGGGTTATCTGCTATAGTTGGAAAGTGGGCAGACTCAAAAGAAAAGTATAATAAAGTAGAAAGGCACAAAGCTGGAAAGATGACCTATAAAGAGGCTCTTGCCATGGAAAGTGCAAAACGCCAACTAATTAATTTCGATAGACAATTGAAAGACATTTGTCTAATGCAGGGGCAAGCGGATCTTTACACTTCGATTAAAAAACGAATGGAAGAAAGCCAGCTTGCACAAGATAAAGAAGTTGCACGACTAAGAGCGCGTAGAATGGCCTTTAAAAAGAACTTTAATCTATTTGGAGGCTTAATCTTCATTTGGGTTTGCGGAATGGGTATTATCTACGTAATAGTCAAGTTTACTGTCTAGGGAGACTATAATGGAAGTTTGCGAAATATGCAATTGTAAACCTTGTAGATGTTGTAATGCCTAGGAAGGCTTACGGGTCTAAGAAAAAGAAGCGTAGGAAGGCTCCCAAAGGATACCACTATATGCCTAATGGTAAGTTAATGAAAGGAGCTACTCATGCCAGCACGAAGAAAAAGAAGCGTAAAAAGAAAAAGCGCAGCTACTAACCGATTAAAGAGGGCAGGCGTGAAAGGTTTTAATAAACCTAAGCGTACTCCAAACCATCCTAAAAAGTCTCACATTGTAGTAGCAAAAGTGGGGAATAAAATAAAGACTATTCGGTTTGGAGAGCAAGGGGCTAAAACTGCGGGAAAGCCCAAGAAAGGTGAAAGCCAGGCTATGAAGAAAAAGCGTGCATCTTTCAAAGCCCGTCACCGTAAAAACATTGCTAGAGGAAAGATGTCAGCGGCTTACTGGGCTGACAAGGTAAAGTGGTAAAAAGGAGAGCGAATGAGCGATAGAGAACAGTTTTCAGGGGATATGTCCCGTAACGAAGTTGAGTTAGATCTCAGCAAGTTTATGGAAATGCTCCAAGAACAGTCTGTGTTAAAGGACAGGATTCGTGAGTTAGAAGATCAAGATACTCGCAACCCCTGGCAAAAAGTTATATTTATGGCACAAGCAGTAGACAGTTGGAGAATATTCCCGCGTTTGTTTTTAAGCGTGTATATCTTTCTTTTGTACTACGCAACCATGTGGTTCATGAACTTACCAGACCCCACTATGGAGCAATCAGGACTTATATCAATTATAGTAGGTGCTGGAGCTGCTTGGTTTGGTTTGTATGCAGGAACTAGTAAAGGAAAAACTGACCACTAGAGGTTATCATGGCGGTAGAAATTAGTAGAAAGGATATAGTATCCGAAGAACTACTAGAGTTACAATCTGAGACGAGGTTTCTCAAGCTTCCAGTAGACCCTTATTTGGATCTACTCGGCATAACGCCACTTGCTAGTCAGGTGGCGATTATCAACGCGATCAACAATCCGAAATACCGTTTCGTGTGTGCGGCAGTTTCGAGAAGGCAGGGTAAAACCTACATCGCAAATATAATCGGGCAGCTGGTATCATTAGTGCC